TATTCGAAATTAAGTTTGTAGATCATGAAGTTCCATTTTTCCAATTAGGAAAAATGTATGTATGGGGGCTTCGTTGTGAAATGTTCGAATACAGTGAAGAGGATATTGAAACTGGTATTACAGAAATTGATAATGTGGAGCTTAATTTTGCAAATGCAGTTTCTCTAGTATTTTCTACTGGTGGATCTGGTAACTTCACTGTTGGTGAAATAGTCACGGGTGGTTCTTCAAATGTAACTGCAGAAGTGAAGTCATGGGATTCTACAACTAGAACACTAATTGTTATTAATAGAAGTGGAACATTTACTATTCCTGAAACAATTACTGGTGACGATTCTTCTGCTGCTTGGATTACTTCTTCTTATAATACTATAAATAATCTAAACTCATCATATGATGAAAATGTCGATATTGAAATTGAGGCAGATAATATTTTAGATTTTACGGAGTCGAATCCATTTGGGGAGTATGGAAATAGAGGGGGTGTAGTCTGATGTTAGGATCATATACATATCACGAAATAATAAGAAAGTGTGTAGTATCATTTGGAACTCTTTTCAATAATATTGAAATTCAAAGAGTTAAAAATGATAAAATAGAGGTAATGAAAGTTCCTCTAGCATATGGACCTAAACAAAAGTTTCTAGCCAGATTAAGAGCTGTAGAAGATCTAACTAAAAAAGATGCAGTTCAAATTACTCTTCCTAGAATAGCGTTTGAATTAAAGGATATCTCTCCAGATCCATCTAGAAAGGTAGCCCCAACTCAATATATAAGATCGACTCAAAATGATGGGTCAGTCAAAAAAGTTTATATGCCAGTTCCATATAATTTGACTTTTGAGTTGTCAATTTTATCTAAAAATCAAGATGATGGTCTTCAAATTTTAGAGCAAATTTTGCCCCATTTCCATCCATCATTTAATATAACTGTTAAATTAATTCCAGATCTTGGAGAATATAAAGACTTTCCTGTTACATTAAATGGCATTGATATTCAAGATGATTATGAAGGTGATTATGATAAGCGTAGAACTTTAATCTATACGCTTACATTTACATGTAAAACTTATCTATATGGCGCCATTACAGATGTTACTGGAGATCTCATTACAAAAGTTCAGGTCGATTATTCTACAGATTCTAGTGTCACCGCACCTAGGGAAGTTAGGTATACGGTGACCCCAGATCCAGAATCTGCAGATCCAGATGATGATTTTGGATTTAATGAGTTAAAGTCGGAGTTTACAGATGCAAGAGAATGGAATCCCGTCACAGGACAAGATGAAGAAATTTGAAGGAATTGATGCTGCATTAAATGTTGATTTGACTGTAGTTCCTTCTTCATCTGAAATCGAGCCAATAAATGTTGGCAATGAAATTGAAGTGCCTGCAATTTTTGATAAGGAGCAGTTAAAAAAAGATTATGAATTTACCAGAGGTAATTTATATTCTTTGATTCAAAAAGGGCAAGAAGCTGTAGATGGAATTCTAGAATTAGCTAGAGAATCCGATCAACCTAGAGCGTATGAAGTTGCTGGTCAGTTAGTTAAGCACATTGGAGATGTAGCAGAAAAGTTAATGGATCTCCAAAAGAAAGTATCCGAGATTGAAAATCCAACAAAGAAAAAAAGAGATACTCAAATTACCAACAACACGATGTTTGTTGGTAGCACTGCTGAGTTAGCAAAATTCTTAAAACAACAAAGAGAAATAAATAAATCAGAACAAGAGTAAAAAAAAATCATGACCGTTCTTAAGATAATCAAACATATTGGTCACTTAACTGACAATAGTGACACTGTAGTAACTAGTAATGCATCGATTGTTGTTAGTGGTGTATATAGGATTTTAAATTCTGACACACATTCTGCACATTTTTCAATTGGTGGCAATCCAAATGCAGGAACAGATGTCAATAGTGCTCACATTCTTCCTGGAACTGAAGTTTTAATTAAAAATGGCACGCCAAAAAGAGCTAATATTATTTCAGCAACTGCTGCAAATCCTTGCGTGTTGACTGTTGGTGCAGGTGGAACTCCAGCTCATACTTTTTCTGTTGGTGATTATGTAACTCTAACAGGTTCTTCTGTTACTGGATATAATACTGCTATAGCACACGTTGCAGTTACGGCTGTAACTAATACTACAATTACTGTAAACGCAAATACATCAGCATTAGCTGCATTTACAGGAACTGCAATATTATCAAATTCTATTAAAATTTCCGCTCAAGGAGATACTTCAAATGGCTTGACAATTCTTATTGATGAAGTTCAAGTTGTTGGTGGATAATTTTAATAAATATAAAAAGAAATCATTTCCATCTTTTCTACCATGAAAGAATCAAAGACTTATGCTCAGTTTATTACTGAGGCATCAAATCTAGTAGAGGGAAATCCTACTGCTAGGATGATGCAAAAATCTAAGACTAAAGTAACTGGTCATATTTCAGCGGATCGTGGAGATGATGAATCTGCTAATAGAGAAAAAAGAAAAAATGTAGAAACCAAACTTAAAAAGAGATTTGGTGGATATCAAAAGGGTGTTGGTGAGTATAAGTATTCTTCTGGTGAAGGAACTGGTAGGGAAGTTTCATATCAGGTAACAAAGCCTGAGAAGATGTCAAAGAGAAGATTTGGTAAATTAGTAAGAAGAACTGGTCGTGAGGCAGGTCAGGAGTCTGTTATCACCAAAGATAAAGACAAGCCAGCAAAGTTGCATTATACGGAAAAAGGTAGTAAGATGAAGTCTGACACTATCGGCAAAACCAAAGCAGGAAAGCATCCTGAGGGTTATGGCGAAACTTCTGGAACTAAAGTCAGAAGTGGTAAACTTCCTAAAAAAACTACTAAAGGAGCAATGCATTATGGCTGATGTAAAAATGTGGGAAGGTGACCAATTTAAATGTAAGTATTGTGGATTAACACCACCTAAAGGTCACTGGAAACCCGTAACTTGGATTCAAAAGCATGAATTAAATTGCCCAAAAAATCCTGATTTAGAAAAGAAATGAAATCTTTTAAAGAATATTCTTCTGCAGAAGTCTCTCCTGTTCAGGAGGGGCTTCTTTCTCGTATCGTAGACAAAGTAGATAAAGCTTTGGCACCACCAAAACCAAAATTTAAAGCGAGATATGGATACGATAGTAATACTGGAAAGCCATTAGCTGGAACCAAAGTAAAAAGTAAACCACAAGTCAAATCTTCACATGAAGATGATCCATGGTTAAAGCATTCTTCTGGGGCAGAAAAGAAAGCTCACTATAGACAGCTAAGGGGGGAAGAGTATATTCATGAGAAGACAGAAGAAAAATATTGTCGTTTATGCTGTAAAAAAGAAAAACGAGAACAATGTGGATATGGTCCTACTATGTGGGATAAGTATACTGTTAATGATGCTACCGATGCAGAAAAGAAAGAAGCTGCAATTGAATCTGGAATAATAAAGGAATCCGCATGGACTCGAAAGGAGGGGCAAAATAAAAGTGGAGGTCTCAATGAGAAGGGTCGTAAATCATATGAACGTGAAAATCCTGGAAGCGACCTTAAAGCACCTAGTAAAAAGGTTGGAAATCCCCGCAGGGCGTCATTTTGTGCCAGAATGAAGGGGATGAAGAGAAAGTTGACCAGTAAAAAAACTGCATCAAATCCAGATTCTAGAATTAATAAATCTTTAAGAGCTTGGAATTGTTAATATTGTAACTGTTATTTGATTATTTTCCCTATATAATACCATTGGTCTCGTGGTAAGACGAATGGATACTAAAACCTGCCCTAAATGTGGTGCTTGCTGGATTGGGGGGCAACATTATTGGTCTGGAACCAATAAGCTGGGAAATGAAAGTGAATTAGCTAGTCTAGTTTGCGATAGATTTGGAGATAATACTTGCATTAATCCATGCAAGGGAACTACTAAAGGGGATGGTTGGGAAAAAAGATTAGCAAGTATGGAATCTTTAGATAAAGACATAAGTAGAGTAAATGAATAATTATGCCATTAGAAGAAGTTTATCTTGGTAATCCAAATTTAAAGAAGGCAAATGTAGCTCAAGAATTCACATCTGATCAAGTAGAAGAATTCATTAAGTGTGCTGCAGATCCAGTTTACTTTATCAAAAAATATATTAAGATCGTATCTCTTGATGAGGGTTTAATACCTTTTGAGATGTACGATTTCCAGGTGGGTATGGTAGAAAGATTCCATAATCATCGTTTTAATATAGCAAAACTACCAAGACAGTCTGGAAAATCAACTGTAGTTACATCATATCTTCTTTGGTATATTATTTTTAATAGCAATGTTAACGTTGCTATTCTTGCTAACAAAGCTGCAACTGCTAGGGAGATGCTTAGTAGATTGCAGCTTTCATATGAAAATCTACCTAAGTGGATGCAACAGGGTATTTTATCTTGGAATAAAGGATCTTTAGAATTGGAAAATGGTTCTAAGATTCTTGCTGCATCTACTTCTGCATCTGCAGTTCGAGGAATGTCATTCAATATAATCTTCTTAGACGAATTTGCATTCGTTCCAAATAACATTTCTGATCAGTTTTTCTCGTCAGTATATCCGACGATTTCATCTGGTAAATCCACAAAAGTTATTATTATTTCTACCCCACATGGTATGAACATGTTCTATAAGCTTTGGCATGATGCCGAGCTTGGTAGAAATGAATATATTAGAACTGAGGTTCATTGGTCTGAAGTTCCAGGTAGAGATGAGAGATGGAAAGAACAAACAATTAAGAATACCTCAGAAGAACAATTCAGGGTAGAATTTGAATGTGAATTCTTGGGTTCGGTTGATACATTGATTAGCCCATCTAAGCTTCGTATGATGACCTACGATGATCCTATTAAAAGATCTGGAGGTTTGGATGTATATGAAGACCCAATAAAAGATAAAACGTATGTAATCACAGTAGACGTTGCTAGGGGCATAAGTAAAGACTTTAGTGCATTTACTGTTATTGATACTACGACAATACCATATAAATTAGTAGCAAAGTATAGGAACAGTGATATTAAACCTATTTTATTCCCTAATGTAATTTTTGATGTAGCTAAAGCATATAACCATGCATATATCTTAATTGAGGTGAATGATATTGGTGGTCAGATTGCTGATATTCTACAGTATGATTTGGAATATGACAACATACTAATGTGTTCTATGAGGGGTAGAGCTGGTCAAATTGTTGGTCAGGGTTTTTCTGGAAAGAAATGCCAGCTTGGGGTAAAAATGTCATCTACAGTTAAAAAGACTGGTTGCTCTAATTTAAAAGCTTTAATTGAAGAAGATAAATTACTCCTAAGTGATTATGAAATTATTTCCGAACTAACTACCTTTATTCAAAGAGGTCAGGCATGGGAAGCTGAGGAAGGGTGTAATGATGACTTGGCTATGTGTTTAGTTATATTTTCCTGGTTAGCCCTCCAACCATATTTTAAAGAGCTTCATGATAATGACGTTAGACAACGAATATATGATGATCAAAGAGAAGCCATAGAAGCTGATATGGCACCTTTTGGTTTCATTGATGATGGGTTAGATGATACGAGTTTTGTCGATAATGACGGAGATCGATGGCACTTAGATGAGTATGGAGACATGTCATACATGTGGGAGTATAACAGTTAACCAGAAATATTTCAAATACTAAATATTTGTAGAACTCACCTAGAGAAGTATTTTAGGAGATTAGCAGATGGCATCAACGCAACTATCCCCTGGGGTTGTCGTTCTTGAAAGAGATTTAACTTCTGTAGCAAATGCAACCGTAGATAACATTGCTGCAATTGTTGGATCTTTCGAGAAAGGACCAATCGAGAAGATCGTTAACATTACATCAGAAAAAGAATTACTCTCAGTCTTTGGTAGACCAAATGACTTTAACTACGAGTATTGGTTTTCTGCAGCTCAGTTCCTCCTTTACGGGGGATCATTAAAAGTTATCCGTGCAAATAACAGTGCATTGAAAAATGCTATTGATACTGCACAGTTTGTTCTATCGACTTTTAGTGCTTCAGATACAACCTTAACCGTTGCATCACCTACAGATATTACTGTCGGAGATCTACTGCTAATCGATGCTGAAATTTTAACTGTATCTTCTGTCTCTGGAAACGATATTAGCGTTGCAAGAGGTCAGCTAGCAACATCTGCAGCATCTCACGCTGCTGGTGCAAGTATCACTCTGATCGAAGAGACTGGAACTTCAACAACAATTAATGAAGGAGCAACATTCAGCAGTTCAGATTTAACTCTTACTGTAACTTCTGCTGCAACACTTGCTGTTAATACTAACGATTATATTCGTATCGATGATGAAATTCTTCGTGTTTCGGCAATCGTTGGTAATGACCTTACTGTAGTAAGAGCACAGTTAAACACTACTGCTGCAGCTCATACTGATGGTTCTACAGTAGATCTATTAACTGTAACTACAGCAAAAACTTCTATCAATGAAAGCACAACTACAGGTGTTGCTGCTCCTCTAATCAAGAATATCGAGACTTACGAATCGACAATTGAGGATGCTGCTAACAACTGGAAGTGGGCAGCTAGAAACCCTGGAAAGTATGGCAACTCACTAAGAGTTGTTATGACTGATGCTGGTGCAGATCAGATTCTTTCATTGAATCAACCAACAACTTCTGAGTGGGAATTTACAAATAACTCTGAAGTTTCATATGCTTCAGCAAACATTTTTGGTAAGGTGTATAACTATAGCGTTGTCTTAACCCTTAAGGCAGACAATACTTTAGTTGGCGATTTCTCTGCTGGAAACTTCTTCACTGCAAACTCTGGTAATACCACTGGTAGAATTGTTGCATGGGATAGAGTAGCCAGAAAGTTAGAAATTTCTATTAGCACAACATCTTCTTCAGTTCTAGCTACAAACCAAACAATTACTGAACTTTCAAATAATAACAATACTCCTGGATCTGCAACTGGTGATTCTGGATCTATTGAATCTATTGAAAGAAAATTATATGTTTACCTAAATTCAGGTTCACCTGCTTTCCAGGCAAACCAAACTATCGTCGATTCTAATGCAGCTAGTGTTCTAATTAGCGCAGTTAGAGATGAATATGAGGAAAGAACTTACGGTAAAAATCAAAAGTGGATTAACGTTGCTCCAAAGCCTGCAACTTCACAGTGGGTAGCAGACCGTGGTGGTAGCAGAGACCAATTCCACATTTTAGTTATTGATGGTGATGGTCTTCTAACTGGAACTCCTGGTTCTCTTCTAGAGAAGCATCTGTTTGTATCTAAAGCTTCTGACGCAAAAGGTAATCAAGGTGAGTCAATTTATTATAAGGAAGTTCTAAAGAATTCCTCAAACTACCTATACTGGGGTTCACACGAAACAACAAATCTACATGATGTAAATCCTGCAATTAATGGATCTATTGGTTTAAGTGGAATCAATAGAAACTTTGATATCTTTAAGGGTGCAGCTCTTGTAGATATTGATAATCCATCTGGAACTAATGCTCAAGCAGTTGCGTTAATCGGAACTGCAAACAATGCAACTCTTAAGTATTCATTACAGGGTGGTATTGATGGATATGAGCTTTCAAGACCAGATGTATTCTCAGCATATGATTTAATCTCTGATGCTGAGACTGAGAATGTAGATTACATTCTTTGTGGACCTAGCATGTCAACTGTCAATGACAGCATTGCAAAGGCGCAAAAAGTAATTGACATTGCTGCAAATAGAAAAGATTGTATCGCGTTTGTATCTCCACAAAGATCTGATGTTGTCGGTGTTGCAACTACTGCACAAATTGTTGATAGAACCATTACCTTCTTCAATCAACTATCATCTACATCATATGCAGTATTTGATAACAACTACAAGTATGTTTATGATAAGTATAATGATAAGTATCGTTATATTCCATGTAACGCTGACGTTGCAGGTTTAACCTTGTCAACTACTCTTAATCAGGAACCTTGGTATTCTCCTGCTGGATTTAATAGAGGCAATCTAAAAAATGCAATTAAGCTTGCATATTCACCTCTAAAAGATCAAAGAGATCAACTCTATAATGCAAGAGTCAATCCAATCGTAAGCTTCC